TTGATCTCTACGACCGAAATAAAAAAATTAATAATATGTACACAGGTTCACATGGATACACTTATATTAAAAGACCTGTAGATCCATCTTATTGGATATATCAATTTGATAAATTAATGAAATTATCACCTGACGTACGATGGATTGTGGTAAATGAAGAAAATTGGAAAATGCCAAAGGAATGGAAAGCACATAAAAACGTTTTCCAAGAATCATATGAAGGCATGGCTAAATTTATTAATAAGCAGTTGACAAAATCTAAATAACGTTTATACTAATACTATGTTTAATAATTTTAAAGAAGGAAATCTTGTTACTTTAAAACTTACATCAGGTGAAGAAGTAATTGCAAAATTTAAATTACTTAATGATGATTATATTAGCATTGAGAAAGCACTAGTATTAATGCAAGGACCACAAGGATTGGCATTTGGAACATTTTTTTCAACTGCTGAACAAACAGAACCTATTAATATTGCTAAAGATAAAGTTACATCTATTGCAAACATTAATGATAAAATTAAAACAGAATATGAAAGAATATTTTCTACAGTGAAAATGCCTGACAAACCAAAAATTATAGTATAATGACACATTTTGACAAACATAGTAAAAGTATTAAAGCATTACTTGATGTTACAGAAGCGATGCTTCATGCAATGGAAAAACACGATGTTGACCCTGAATCTGTTGCAAACAGACCTGAATTTTCTGTATTAATTCACTTCTTAAAATCTATTCTAGATGGTGAATTAAATATACCAAACGAACTTACTGACAGCATACGAAACAAATCTGAAGAATTAGGACTTGATTTTGAAAAATTTAAAAGGAGATTACACTAATGGCTGACGATTATGATAATGTAACAGAAGAATGTTTTACATCAACAAAAAGTTTTTGGAACTTTCCTTGTGCTCATAGACAATATAGACACGATGGCAATTGCCATTTAATTCATGGATACAGCAGAAGTTTTCACTTTGTATTTGGTTGTAAAAGTTTTACTAAAGAAGGTTTTGTAGTTGATTATGGCGATCTAAAAGATGTAAAAGCACATTTAGATCATATGTATGACCATACATTGGTGCTTGATGAAGAAGATCCATATATGGATACTTTTAAAAAATTAGAACAAGCAGGTGTATGCAGAATTAGAACTCATCCCATGGGGCCTGGCATGGAAGGTACCGCACATTATCTTTGTGAATGGGCAGACAAACTTTTACGTGAAAAATCTCGTGGACGTGCTTGGGTTATTAGTGTTGAGGCTAGAGAGAATGACAAAAATAGCTCAATCTATACAAACCCAAATGCAGGATTCAAGGGATGGACAAACACATAACAGATAATTTCCTATATGAAAACATTGTTATTCGACTTAACAATAAACAGTTAAGAATAAACATCTACGATACACCATTAGGCAAAAGATGGTTAGAAGCATTAAGAGATAATCTAAAACAAAAAAGAATATTAGAAAAAAACTTCTGCTTTTTAGGCTGGGCAGATTCCAAAAGAGATTTAACTTATCTTTGCGAAGAATTAAACAAAAATATAGCACAAATTAATTCATTTAATTTTAACCCACCATATCCTAAATTAAAAACTTTCACAAACGAAGATTTTCAATATTCGGATAAGTTACCAATTGGCTACATGATAGATAATGATCCAATGAAAACTCCAGGTTTAAGATTAAAACACGATGCTTGTAATTTATTACATCGTTACTTTGAAGAACTACAAGGTACTGCTTGGAACCTTTCAACATGGTACAAACAAGCAGACAATGATACAAAATATGCAATAAGACAATTAAATATTTTATGTCACGAAATAGAAAGTTGGGTTCATGCCTATAGAAAAAGTAAGATCGAACCTGAATGGATGAGATGCAGTCAAATTACAACTTTTTTAAATGCACCAAGATATGATTTACATGAAGAAGATTATGAATTATTCAAACAAAACAGATATGATAGAGAATTAGGGGGAGTATATCTACATTGGAGTCAGGTAGGAAAAACACTTTACGAAGTTTGGAGAGATGAAGATGCACCAGAAATGGATGAAACAACCTGTTCTGCTATAAATCACCAAAAATATTATAGTGGAGAGTTTGATATTGATTGGGGACAAACAATTACTGAAGATACTTTTGATTGGAAAAAAGGAGAGATGGACAATTATAAAAATTGGTTAAAAGAAAATAATTACGATTGGGGAGATCCCAAATTATCACTTGGCTATATTAAATTAGGACAGGTAGATATGAAACTGGCATTTCAAAATAAACCTTTTCTGGAAGTTTACAAACAAATGAAAAATAATTTAAATATAAAAAGTATCCATATCATTGGTTCATATACGACAGAATGTGAATATCCATACACACTAGATAATGACGATTGGAAACAAAGACAAATGGAAGGATTAAAACGAGGTTATGAATCATATAGTATGCGTTAAATGGGGTAACAAATACATTTCACAATATGTAAATGTACTTTATAATATGGTTAAAAGGAATACTACCGTGCCTTTTGAATTTCACTGTATTACTGACGATATCAAAGGATTAGATCCACATATCAAAACAATAAAACTGCCAAATGACCCATGGATTAAAACATGGTGGAGTAAGTTATGGATGTTTGGTGGACATTTTCCATTACAAGGCAATATATTATATTTTGATTTAGATGTAATTGTTTTTAAAAATATTGACGAATTATTCAATTATAATCCAGACAAGTTTATGATTATTAGAGATTTCAATAGATGTAGAATTAAAGATTGGAAATTATGCAATTCAAGTGTAATGAGATGGAAAACAGGTACTGTAAATTACCTATGGGATGACTTCGTTTCTAAACCTAATGTAGTAATGGGAGACAACCATGGAGATCAAGATTGGATTACTAAAAGAGCAAAACAAGATACAAACCACTGGCCAGATGATTGGATACGTTCTTATAAATGGGAAATGATTGGTTACAAAGACACAAAAGCAAGACGTGGACCAAAACTTATATTTGACCGACCTCCAAAAATTATAGAAGCAAACAAAGTAGCAGTTTTTCATGGTGAACCTAAACCGTTTAACTGTGGAGATGCTTTTGTTGAGGAAAATTGGAAATGAAAAAGTTTGGTAAAGTAAAAATAGCAAGTATGAAACCATTAGAGGAGATTCCTGACGACTGTGGTTATGAAAAAAGATTCAAATACGATATTGATATGCAATCAAATGGCATAATGGGTGAATGTATAGAATGGTGTCAAATTAATTGTAAAAAGAAATGGGGTTGGTGGTTTGAGGGGCCTGATTTAACTAATCCCTATAATCATAATTGGGAAAATCAAAACAGTTATATGAGTTTTGAAAATAAAAGAGAAGCTATGGCATTCTTTTTGGCCATCGGAATACAAAATATGGGAGATACAAACAAATAAATATTAATATGAAATGGTTTGATATAACAGATTCAGCAAAAGCACAAATGGAAAAATTGCTTTCTAAAAATCCTGGCAAGTATGCTGTAAGTTTGGCAGTATTAGGAGGAGGATGTGCAGGTTTCAAATACGATTGGGGATTTATTGATTCTAAAGATAAAGTAGGCTCCGAAGACATCACTGAAGATTGGGGTACTGGTCGTTTTGTTGTTGATGAAACTTCTATGCTCTATATTGCAGGCACAAAAATTGATTGGATAGAAGAAACATTTGGTTCTCAATTTGAAATTGTCAATCCAAACAGTTCAAGCTCTTGTGGATGTGGAGAAAGTTTTGGTGTCTAATGGACACAGCATTCATAATAGGTAATGGCGAGTCAAGAAATATATTTCCAATAAAAGATTTAAAAAATAAAGGCATAATATATGGTTGTAATGCCATATACAGAGACTATCCTGAACTATGTGATCATATTGTAGCAGTTAATCCACCAATGTATGAAGAATTAAAACAATGGTATGATGAAACAAATCCTAATCTAAAAATACACGGACTTGATGACATATCCAAATGGAATTATCTATGCGATGGAGACTCACAAGCCAATTTCTCTCCAAATGCAGGTATACCAATAGGTTTAAAACTTTATAGAGTTTGGCGAGGAGGTGACATTAAAAAAGGTAATGAAATTAGAACAATTGATTTTACTGAATCAAAAGGATCTGGTACTTCAGCAATATTACTAGCCGTAGAATCAGGTATTAAAAATATAGTAATATTGGCGTTTGACATACTAGGTTCAAGACAATGGGAATTTAGCAAAAGAGGAGAACATAGCAGAGAACAAAATAATATGTACAAAAATACAACAAATTATCCTTCAAGAATCAACATGAAAGCCTATCTCAAATATGAATGGCTATTTCAATTAAGACAAACATTCCGTAAACATCCAAATACAAATTTTTATTTTATTAATCGTAGAGAATACCTAGATGGTAATCATTTTTTAAGATCTTACTTTGATCAACCTAATATTAAAGTTGGAATTTATGCAGATTTAAGACGTTGGGTAGACGGAGATCGTGATAAAATTAATTGGCGGAAATTATAAAGTAACTGTACTCGAAGCATCAAGTTTGTAAATCTTACGCATTTTAATACCTACTTTTTGAGCAAATTTCTTGCTATCACAATACGAACAAACGTGTTTATAATCATTACTTGCTCTATCTGGATCTACTTGTGACCTAGGTCTTAAAAATGTTACTCCACACGAATCACATTTAAAATAATATATGGTATTTTTTCTATGAAACGTATGATATACGCCTAATTTACTTTGACGTTCATACAATCTCATCGTTTTCAACGTTTCTATGAACATATAAGTATTTAATAAATACGTATTATAATAATATGGCACGATTAATAATAGACACTGGAACAGAAGGAAACACGGCAACAGGCGATACTTTACGTGGCGCTATGGCGAAGATCAACGCGAATTTCGTAGAGGTCTACGATGATTTAGCCGGATCTAGTTTGGGTGGATTATTCACAAACAACCAAACCAATGGTGATGTAAAAATACAAGCCAATGGAACGGGTATAGTCGAAATAGATCAATTACAAATTACAGATGATGCAATAACTTCGCTTGTTACAAACGGTGATGTGACACTAGCAGGTAACGGCACAGGTGTGGTACACGTGAACGATACATTAACAGTTGGTGTTAACAATACCAATGCAACCATAACAACTCTTGGAACTGGTGATTTAACATTAAGCACAAACAGTGGCACAAATTCAGGTACAATAAAAATAGCTGATGGTGCAGGTGGAAACATCACAGTTGAGCCTAATGGCTCAGGTGACATTTTATTAAAGGCAGGTGGTCAAGTTGGTATAGGAGATGTTAGTTCACCTGACACTTCATTACATATTAAACAATCCACTGCAACCATAACACTCCAGAGAACAAGTGATGCAAACACACCAGGTATTGATTTCCAAAGTGCCGGCGGTGACGTCAGAGCCAAGATGTACATGGATGGTACTAATGGAACAAACAAAGAAATTATTTTTAAAGTAAGAGATAATTCAAGTACGGACGAAAGATTTAGAGTTACATGGACCGGGGCCAGTGTAACAGGAACTTTTAACATTATGAGTGATAGTGATTCTTCTTTAAGTGATGCTACCATCAGCATGACTGAGAACAAAATTACAACATTAAGATCTAACGATAATCTAGAATTATCTGCGAATGGTACAGGCAAGGTCTATACAGACAGTAATTTACATTTACATTCTGCTACACCGCTTATTCAATTTCAAAGAACAGACAACGCAAACGTGCCTGGAATAAGTTTTTTAGGTGATGGTGGAACAGAAGGGGCCAGTATTAAATTTGATGGAACTGATGGTACAACAAACGAAATAATTTTAAGTTCTTTTTATTCTAGTGCTGTAACAGAAAGACTTAGAGTTACAACAACAGGAGCCAAAGTTTCAGGCACTTTGGACGTAGACGGTGCCATCACGATAACAGATAACAAAATTAGTGCTTCAAGAAGTAATGACGATTTAAATTTAGCGGCGTCAGGAACTGGTAATATTGTTGTTGGTGCAATTACAATAAACGGTACAACTATAAGTTCAGCAGATTCAACAAAAATATCAATTGCAGAAGCAGTAGATATAAATGGTAATTTAGTTGCAACAGGATCACAAATAGATTTTACTAATCTTCCAACATCGGATCCAAGTGTTGCAGGAAGACTTTGGAGAAGTGGAACAGATCTAAAAATTAGTATAGGATAATAAACAATGGCACAGACAACAATTAATGTAGGTAGTAACGCAAATGACGGAACAGGTGATGATTTAAGATCAGCATTTATTTCTGTAAATGCTAACTTCACAGAATTATATGCGGCATCTCCTGCAACTTCTTCAATATCACTTGCAGGAAATACAATTTCTACAAATGCCTCAAATGCAAATTTAAAATTATTAGCATCTGGTACAGGTGTTATAGAATTAGAAGGAATTCAAATTAGAGATAACCACATTGAAGGTACAAGATCAAATGAAGATTTAATTGTATCTGCATCAGGTACAGGAAACATTATTGTAGGTGCAATTAGAATTAATGGTACAACTTTAAGTGCAGATGATTCTAGTTCAATTAAAATTAATGAAACATTACAAGTCAATACAATTTCTTCTGATGATTCTAGTGCTGTAACAGTCTCAGACAATTTAAATATATCTGGAACTTTAAGTGTAAACACAATTGATACCAATTCAATTTCATCTTCAGACTCAACTGCAATACAAATTAATGATGCATTAAACGTTTCTGGAACTTTAAGTGCAAACATACTTGACACAAACGTAATATCGTCTACAGATTCTAGTGCTGTAACAATATCAGACAACTTGCAAGTCAATGGAACACTAACAGCAACATCAATTACTGGATTAACCGTATTAAACAATTCTTCACAATCAGATGGCACAGTAACACACGCAGGTTCATCTGGACAACAACCATTAGACAGTTTTGTTCATGCAACTTACAGAAGTGCAAAATATCAAGTTAGTATTACAGATGCGGCAGAGAGTAGATATGCACTTGACGAAATCTACGTAACTCATAACGGTACAACTGCTTTCATATCAACAACAGGTGTAAGTTCAACTGGAGCATCATTAGCAACTTACTCAGCAGATATTAGTGGTAACAACTGTAGAATTTTAATAGTTCCTGTATCTAATAATTCAGTTACATATAAGTTTGTTAAAACGTTAATCAAAGTATAAAATTACATTCGGTTTATAAAATTTCTAATAAATAATCATATTAGGAGATTTAAAACATGGCACAACAAACAGTTAGCATAGGTTCATCAGCAAATGACGGTACAGGTGATCCATTAAGAACAGCATTTACAAAGATAAATGCAAATTTTACAGAATTATACGGCGATACTGCCGAAGCAAATGATATACTAGATGATACATCACCCCAATTAGGTGGTAATCTAGATATAAACGGATTTAATATTACATCAGCAAGATCAAACGAAAATATTAGAATTATTCCTAACGGAACAGGTACAGTTGAGCTTGAAGGAACAACTAATGTTACAGGAAGTTTAACAGCAACAGGAAATATTTTTGCAAATGGAAACATTAACCTTGGTGATGGTGCAGGTGACCAAACAAAAGTAACTGGTGTATTTGAAGCAGACCAATTACAAATTGATGGTACAACATTAACAAGCACAGTTACAAACGGTGACGTAACTATAACTGGAAATGCAACAGGTGGTGTCATTATTGAAAATTTAACTTTTAATGATAACACAATAACCTCACCTTCAAACAGTCATATATCAATTCAACCAGGTGGAACAGGTAATGTTGTAGTAGGTGCAGTAACAGTTAGTGGTACAACTTTAAGTGCGGCAGATTCATCTCAAATTACAATAGCAGAAGCATTACAAGTTAACGGTGCGGCAACTTTAGGAACAAGTGTAACATTGGCAACAGGTGCAACTGTAACAGGTATCTTAGATGAAGATGCTATGGGAACAAATTCAGCAACACAACTTGCTACACAACAATCAATAAAAGCATATGCAGATACAAAAGCAGTATTAACAGGTTCAACTAATAATACTATTACAACAGTAACAGGTGCTCATGCATTCCAAGGTGAAGCAAACTTAACTTTTGATGGTAGTACACTAGCCGTAACAGGAGCAGGAACATTTAGTACTACTTTAGGAATAACTGGAACACTAACAACAGCAGATATTACTACAACTGGAACACACACAGTTACAGGACAATCAGATATTGACTATGTAAGAATTAAAGATCATGCAATTACAACAAATGCCTCAAATGCTAACTTAGACCTTTCAGCAAATAGTACAGGTGTTGTTAATGTTGCATCAGCAATGACAACTATTGGACAAACTATTACAGGTGACGTTGTTGTTACAGGTAGAATGGATGTTGACAACGTTGCAATAAACGGAAACGGTATTATAGCAACAAATTCAAATGGTGCGTTAAACATAAATCCTAATGGTACAGGTATAATCACACTGGGTGGATCTTATGTTCATGTACCTGAACAAATATTATGTGGAGAACTATGGTGCGATTATGGTATAGAAATGGGCACAGGAGCCACTATTGCACAACGATCAACTAACGAAAATTTAGTATTTGAAACTAACGGTACTGGAGTAGTAACTACTGCTTCACAATTAACATTGACTGGATCTTTTAAACCAGCAATACATACTTTCACGGCAACTGATGCAATTACAGAAACAGAACACGCAGGTAGAACATTATTACTTGGTGAAGTAGGTGGTAATGCACTAGTTACATTAACACTACCAGACGCAACAGGTTCAGGTGCAACATACAAATTCATAGTAACAGTTGTGAACACATCAACCTATGTAATCAAAGCACCAGATGCCAATAACACTATTGACGGTATCATGATGTACCTAGATGAAGACGCAACGGCAGTTACAGCATTTCCAACAGTAGCGGCTACTGATACTATCACCATTAATGGTGGTACAACAGGTGGTCAAATAGGTGACTATCTTGAACTAGTTGATATAGCAACTGACCAATGGCACGTTAGAGGAACTATGAGATGCCTTACAGGTGTTAATCCAGCAACTTGCTTTAGTGCTACTGTATCTTAATAGTATCTAAAACTCAATAAATACTGGTGAAGGAGTAAGTTCTAATGTCGACACCAGTGTGGTCAACCACAGCAGGTAAACTTGCATCAATTGATGAGCAAGTGTCATATTCGCTACAATTAGAAGCGAATACAGCCGATTCTACGGCTATCACTTACTCCGTAATTGCAGGGAGCCTACCTTCAGGAATGGAACTTACTTCAGCAGGCTTACTTACAGGGATTCCAGCTGAGGTTTCGAAAAGAACTAGATACACCTTCGTTGTACGTGCCACAGCTGGAACAACAATTACAGATAGAAATTTTTATTTAGATATAGAAGGTGCAGACGCACCAACATTTACAACTGCATCAGGACAACTCCAGTTAGATGACTCTTCAAGAGTTGGTTTATATTGGATATTGGATGGATCATCGTTATCATTCCAAATAGCGGCAAGTGATACAGATACAAGAGCAGGACAATCGTTAGTTTATGAAATTGTACAAGGTGCATTACCACCAGGTATTACTATGTCAGCAACAGGATTAATATCTGGAATAGTACAACTTACAGAAGATGAACGATATGGACCACAAGGTGGATATGCAGAAGATTATGATGATTATGTTTACGATAGAACAGTATTTTCAAAATCTAGATCAATAAATTATGATTTTATAGTAAGAGTTTCAGATAGTACAAGTTATGTAGATCAAAATAATTCAATATTTGTTTATACAGCAGATTATTGGAGAGTATCAAATTCAGAAATTACAGTAGACATGAATGAAATAGGGGGTTCAGCATTAACAGTTGATTTTAGTGCTAATAGAAGACCAATTTTCAAAACAGCATCAGCCCTTGGAACATTTAGACATGACAACGCCTGTGTAATTAAAATTGACGTTGAAGATTTTGATCCATTACAAGCAGATTTAGAATATTCAATCGTATCAGGTGCTATGCCTTCAGGTTTATCAATTAATATTAGCTCTGGAGAAATATATGGAACATTGGCAAGACAGACCGCTATTGAAACAAGTTATACATTTACAATAAGAGCGAACAGAGTTGTATCAACTGGAATAAATGTGTTCACTGATCAAATATTTACAATGAAAGTAATTGGTGAAATTGATATTGGAATTACATTTACAACTCCAGCAACCATTGGTACATTGACGGCAGATATTCCAAGTATATTATCATTTTCAGCAGTAGCAGAAGAAACAAATAGAGTTTTAACTTATAGTTTAACATCTGGATCGTTGCCAACAGGTATAACATTATCTCCACAAGGAAATTTAATAGGAACAATTGATCCAAGTGACTTTACTGATTCAACTCGAGCATATACATTTACAGTTACGGTTAGTGACCAATATCAGTCATTAGCAACATCAAAAGAATTTACATTAAACATTGACATACCATATACTACTATTGAATATGGTAATATGACCGGACATTCAACATCTTTTATTGATCAAAATATATTTTATAATATTGCACAAGATCCAAATATTAATTCTCCTGAATATATTTACAGACCAGAGGATAATAATTTTGGAATGAAACTAAATCCTGAAATGTTAATGATGGCAGGATTACAAGCACAAACACTTACAGCATTCCAACAACAAATGGAACAAAATCATGCTCCAAAAACTTTATATTTTGGAGAATTAAAAACAGCAGTTGCAAAAGAAAACAATATTATAAAATATGAAGTTGTTTATCTTGAAATGACAGACAAACTTGTTAATAATGATGGTACAGCAATTAGTTCATCGGTTTCATTAAGAACAGATGTTGCAAAACCTATGTTAGGTCCAAGAGCAGGAACAGTTAATTTAACTACTGATATGGATGACTTCAATATTACAACCTCTGGCGGATTATCATTTAGCACGTCTGGCTCTAAAGTTCCATATGCTGGTCAAATTTCAGCAGATTTAGATTATATGGCAACACTTTATCCAAATGCAGTTGCAAATATGAGAAGTAGAATGAAAACTTTAGGACATAAAGAATGGGACCATTTGCCTTTATGGATGAAAACAACACAATCAGGTGACCTAGCACCATTGGGGTTTGTATTAGCAGTACCTATATGTTATTGCAAGGCAGGTACATCTGCTTTGTTAAAGAAAAGAATAAAAGATAAAGGATTAATTTTTAGAAATATTGACTTTATTGTAGATAGATATCAAGTTAGTAAAAGCAAAGTTACACCTGCTAAATTCACAGCAGATGGCTCAACTACTACATTCCAATTAGATGAGATTGTACATGAAGAAGATATTTTGGTTAAAGAAGGTAGTGATATTGTTTATGCTGGAGACGGAGTAACAGCAGACAATAACCAAAAGCCAACAGATTTAACTGCTGATGGTGAATTAAGATCTGCAGACCATGAATATGGCATTGAACTTACTCATAATACTTCAACTAGTAAAACTACAATTACTTTTACCAAAGAAGTACCGTCAGACGGCACTATTATTACAGTCGAAAGAGCTAACGATAAATATCTTAAATTTAGAAGCAAAGGAATATTTTAATGGCAAGTAACATAGTACCAGGTAACGTAGACGGCACTTATCCTAAAGCAGGACAGGATAACAGTTCACAAGGATTTAGAGATAATTTTAGTGCAATTAAAAACAATTTTACTGAAGCAGTAACAGAAATAGAAGCATTACAAACAAACAAAGCAAACTTAAACGCTTCAAGTGATTTTGCTGATAATGAAGTTATTAGAGCAAAATTTAAAGATACATCAGAAACAGTATACGCACATGGTACAACTGGTGGTGCAATTACATTAAATCACCAAAATGGACATTACCAAACTATAACGTCTAATGCATCTATAACATTATCATTTACCAATTGGCCTGCTACAGCAACACTGGGTAGAATTGTATTAGATATTACGTTTGCATCTACAGCACACACGATTACAATTCCAACTGCTGTATTAGTATCTGGTTTAGTATTAGGTGGAGATGGCTCTTCTAATACAATAACTTGTCCAACATCTGGAAGATATGTTTACGAGTTTACAACTCCAGATGCAGGTACAACAATTTTAATGAACCAATTGGGTAACAACTACATCTAATAGGAGGTAGTAATGTATTTTCATCCATTACAAGAAGAAATCGGAAATTTATCTGAAGAAGATATCTCCAAAAGAATAAAAGAGCTTTCTAGAAAAGTTGCTATTGCTAGACGAGGCAGAAATCCAGACATGTTACAAAAACTACAACATGCACTTGGAACTTATCAAGATGCTATTAGACAAAGAAGAGTTGAACAATGGCACAAAGACTTTAAAAAAGCAAGAGGCGAACCAGATTTAGGTGATTTAATCAACATTGAATAGTAAGTATGTTTAATGCCAAATTCATTTAGTTGGAAAACAAAATTTAAATCAATTATAATTGTAGACGGTGAATTATTCGCAAACGAATATAGTATTAAACTTTTCATAACACCCTACACTGCAAATTTAAAAGAACAAACAGAATATTTTGATAGATTAAAAAATCTCTTTGAAATGGTAATGGCGAATACAATTACTACATGGAAAGATGAACCTCTTTACCATACTTTACAAAAATCATCTAACAATAGATTTATAGAATTACCAAAGCCACCATATGATCAAATAATGGCGGCGGTATGCTTCTGCAAAGCAAATGCAATTTTAGATTCTGTAATTGTAGTGAATAAATTAGAACTTTCTAGTTGGCAAGGGGATGGTATTACATATTCGGTTGACAAAGATAGTAAAGAACTTATACTATTAGATACACCTGATTGGTTTTCAAAAAAATATGAAGGTTTTGATCCATGGTGGTTAAGGGCAGACACGGCAACATATGATAGAGAACTTGATAAAGGCATATACACAGGACACTTTAGTTGGAATAATAAAATACCAGTTGACAAGAAGCACGAAACCCATGCTAAAATATTTGAGTTTAATCCAAAGGTTTTAGATGGTGGGAAAGATAAAAATAAATGAAACAGGTGATTGTATCTTTACAGAAGAAGATGCAATAGATTCACTCTATACTAATCCAGACTTCGATATATCAAAATTATTCTTTGAAGACACTGAACAATACAATAACAGCATAAAAAATACCGGAATTGATCTACAACAATTACAAACTGTACCAAAACGACCTACTCCAGCAAAAGTTGATGCAACAAATATTGCTAATTGGCACATGCCACAAAAGTATTATGAATTAAATGTATTGGAATGGTTATTGAATAAGTGTCAAAACGATTTTGAGAAAAAAAGAGTAGAACAAGAATATTTGTTATTTGAAAAGAAAAACTTTATAAAAGTATTACAATTTTTAATCTACTTTGTAGATACATTACGAAAAAACAATATAGTATGGGGTGTGGGTAGAGGTAGTAGTGTGGCAAGTTTTTGTTTATTTTTAATTGGCGTACATAAGATAAATCCATTGCAATATAACTTAAATATCGCCGAATTTTTAAGATGATAAGTAAAATATAATAGGAGCATAAAATGGTAGCAAGAGCACCCAGAAAAAGAATGTATAGAACAATGCAAGGTCGTATGGTAGATATTGAAAAATTACGAACGGCAAACGAAACAGTTAGAGCCGTTGGTAATATGAATGTTAATGCTAGAGGTGATGTATTAGGACCACATGGACAAATTGTAACATCAAAAGCAGAAGTAATGAAAACATATTACGAACAACCAAAAGGTAAGGTTGATGATACACCTGCAAGAGCAAAACCTACACCTCCAAGAAAAACACCTCCAACACCAGTACAAAAAATGACTCCAGTGGAATCAAAACCAACTGCTAAACCAGTAGAAACATTTAAACCAAAAACTCCCACTGAGAAAAAAGGTATTGACGCCGCACTTGACGGATTAGAATAAATCTTATATAATACTTCTATGTCACAAATAGAGGACTTACAAGCAAAAGGATTTGGATCGCATGGCGGTAAACAATACACCGTTGATCATGATATCACTCCACTTAAAAAAAGAGTATTAGTATCTGATATGCACTTCGGTGAAACAAGATCTAAAGGCGGTATTATACTTGTAGATGACGATGGATCACAATCAGGTATTCATCCTAGATGGGCAAAAGTTTATGCTATTGGAAATCAACAAGAAGATGTAAAAATTGGACAATGGCTATTAGTTTCACACGGTCGTTGGTCTAGAGCATTCAAAGTTGCTAAAAACGGTATTGAATTAGAAGTAAGAATGATTGACGAAAACGATATCTTGCTTGTATCAGACGAAGAGCCAGAACAAAATAGAAAACAAGCCGGATATGTCAACACAGGTGGACACCAACAAATGACTAAACTTCCCGGCAATGACTAAAAAAATTAAACTTAAAAGAATGTTTGTGCCTATAGACAAACTTGTCACAATGGCCGAACTAGGGTTGGGTGCAAAACGACCACTCAACAAAGAAAAAAGAGGTTGGATAAACAAACTAAAAAAACAATCAGAGCCGTTGGATCCAATACTTGTAACACCTATAAAAGATTCTGGTTACTTTCTATTAACAGATGGATGGCATAGAGTACAGGCGGCAAAAGCAATGAAAGAAAAAGAAATCGAAGCACTACCATTACCAGCAGATATAGGATTAAGCATGGCTAAAGCAAATAAAATTTTACGAGATATCGATCGTCAATATGGATTTAAATTAGAATGCAGTGAAATTATAGGAGAATGGGCATTCTACAAAGATTGACAATTAACAATAATTTATATATTATTACTATATGAAAGAACTTTGGGTAGAGAAGTATAGACCAAAAACATTAAAAGAATATGTTGTTCGTGATGAAGCACAACGACAACAAATACAATCTTGGATAAATGATAAAGCAATTCCACATTTATTATTAAGTGGTGCACCTGGTGTTGGTAAAACTACACTTGCAAAAGTATTATTCAACGAACTTGAAGTAAGCAGTTATGATATATTAGAAATAAATGCTTCTAGAGAAAATTCTGTAGATATTGTAAGAGAAAAAATTAATAACTTTGTACAAATTATGCCATTTGGTGCATACAAATATGTATTACTTGATGAAGCAGACTATATGAGTCCAAATGGACAAGCGGCATTACGTGGTGTAATGGAAACATATCATACTTCAGCAAGATTTATAATAACTTGCAATTATCCAAATAGAATTATTCCGGCACTTCATAGTAGATGTCAAGGTTTCCATATGGAAGTAATTGACAAAACAGAATTTACAGCAAGGGTAGC